CCAGAACGGGCCCGAAAAATTCCCAGCATCCCTGAGGCGAGGTCTCGCCTTCGTCAGTCGGTGCACTCATTCCTCTCTTTTCTCAGTATAGTAATTTGCATCTTGGTGAGAATTTTTGTTAGATTTTAAATTGACAGAATTCGAAAGAAGTGTGAAAAAGAATGTCGCATCGATAACGAGGAGCGCGGCTGTGAAAACCACGAAGATGAAGAAACATGTCAGAAAAGCCACAGACTCTCTCTCAAAAGTTTTTTTGTCGAAGGGGTTTCCGAAACGCCTCGCCTCCAACCTGGCTATAAGAACGACCATGAAAAATAAGGTCATGAAGTCCGTGATCGACAGAACACAACCCTTGCCAACCCCGCCCTTGCCAAATGGCATGACCCTAAACCCTCTCACGGGCAGAAGGATAAGAATCGGAGGGTCGTGCGAAATGGGACCCTACCGCGGTAAAATTTAGTTATGCACGGTTAGTTAGAGAATTATATTATTACAGTCTACAAGGATGACGCTTTGTCCCATTTGCTGTGATGATAAAATTCATACTGTTCTCTGTGGGGCGTGTGACGACACATGCTGCCGCGAGTGTGCCCAAACATACATCATTGACAAGGTCGGGGGCGGCGACGTAGCCTCGTGCATGTTCTGCAAGACGGAGTACAATGAAGATATTATGTTCAGATATTTTACAAAGTCGTGGCGCCTGGGTCCCTTGAAGAAAGTGAGGGAAAAGGCTCTCGAAGACATCGAGCGTTCAAAATACGAGATGAGGTACGAAAGATTTTTAGAATACGTCCAACCGGAAGCCCGGTATCATCTAAGGGGGATAGTGTATCATCTAAGGTGGATAGCGGAAAAGATAGCGGGAAAGGTCGACAGATTTGAAAACCTAAAAAATGCGTGGGGAGCATTCGAAAGGAGATGGGAAAAGTGGATCCACGCATGCGAAGATGAAGATGATATCGAGTCTCTCCGCACCATTAAGAAAACAGTACAAGAGCTATTAAACAAGCGTGAACATTGTGAGATTTACAAGAATCTCAACAATTTCACAAACACGCTCTCCTACTCGATGACACGGAGACATTTCAGAGGAGGGTCGACAAAAATCAAGAAAAAAAAATTCAATCGCCCGTGTCCTGCTTCGAATTGCTTCGGAATGCTTGACAAAAGTTCAACGTGTGGTACGTGTTTTACAGCGTTTTGTGGGAAATGTCTCATCGAGGTGTCCGACGACACCGCCCACGAATGCGATCCTGACCTCGTTAGCACGGTGTCCCTCATGGCAGAGACAAGTGTCCCGTGTCCGAAGTGCCAGACTTACGTCACCAAGTCCGAAGGATGTGACCTTATGTGGTGCACCTTGTGTCACCAGACCTTCGACTACTCGACCGGACATATGGTTGCTGGAAGAAATCACAACCCGATGTACTATGAATGGCTGCGACGGGACGGGCACACTCCGCCACGCGAAATAGGTGACGAAATTCATGACCCGTGTGCCGAAACTCCCGAGGCCATACTCGCGGGGACGGGAGGGTCCGAAGAGGACTGTCGAGTGGCCCATGCCATATGTCAGCTCGTCCTTGAGATACGAACACGTTATCTACCGAGAATGCATTCGTGGTACGCTTCTGACAATTCTGAAGCCCACGAAGATGCCGCATACTATCTGGTCTTCAGAGACACGATGCTCGGGTATATTAAACAAGAGCAATACGGATTCCATCTCCAGAAGGTCGAAAAGGATTTCAGAAAGAAGCGCTACTTTAGATCGATCGCAGATACATTTGCGATGGTGGCTCTTGAGTCCATTCAAAATTGGCACCGAAGTGGACGGAAGGGGGTGGACGTCCAAGGACAGATATCCGAAGCCGTAACATTTTTCAATGCCCAATTTCGGAACGTCGGGGATGCGCTCAACAATCGATTCCCCATAATTCATTGGGAAAATGAGAAACGTTTGACCATCAAAAGGGCAGTCCAAGAAGTCCGCCCTTAAAAATTGCAACGCCGTGAGACAACGCATACAACTTTTTCAACGCCCTCGATCCCTCTGTGCCGTCCGTTTCGACAATACATTTCTGACTTCTGAAGCGGGAAAAATTAACGGCTCCATTGGGAATACATTCAGCACTTATCTTCCGCGCAAAAAAATGAAACCGTGCGGGATACCTACAGAACGTGGCACTTTCATACTCCGCTACCACCTTTCTAGAATCTACAAATTCAATATCGTTCAAATATACCTTAAAAGATGTAACACACTCGATGAGTCTCAATTCTGTATTGGACCCCGACCGGACCAGCAGGACAAGCGCGAACACGGGATCCTGGAGGCTTATGTTATTCTTCTCGAAGTAGAGTCGTTCGTATTGAACTTTTGGGTATATGTAAGTCTGCGGGATCTTCGTGAAATACTCGCGATGCTTTCCAGAGAGGTACCCGCCTCGGATTCTCACGGAGCCCGTGAACTTCCCGGTGGTTCCCGCGACCTCATTCGTTCTGAAAATCAGTTTGACCGTGTGCTTGTTGAGAGAGCACAGCGGAAACGCATTAAATATTCCGTTTCCGAACAGCGGAAGACGAAACAAGAATTCTCCTGAACGTTTCAGGTTGCTTATGATCTCGCCGGTGTAGTCCAAGCTTTTGCCTGTCATGTAATCGTTCACGCTCTTGGACACAGGGTCGTCCGTGATCTCTTCCCAGACGGACAGGAGGTCTCCGTACCACCGTGAGACCATCTGACCGCCGACGTTCAGCTCGATGTATTCGATCACTGCGTGAACAATGTCTTGTGGCAATTGCTTTGTCACGTCGCGGTCGCTCCAGAACAAGACGACATGTGAATCGATAACCAGATCACAGATGTCCGTTGGGATATTACAGATAAATTCTGCTAGAGGCTTATCCATTCCGTCAGGCGCATTGATCGGGACCTCAGTTGTGTCGAGATCGAATGGTTGAAAACGTTCGATCAATTTCAAATACGGAGAATACTCTGGACGGTCAGTCAGATACAAATCGGCGACTCCTTTGGCAAGCAGTTGCATTTATCTTAGAGGAGTTTTTTAATTATCGTTTTTTTTTCAGGCGGCTTGTCAGTCTTGTCCATTGGTGGTTTCCTGAGGCCTCTCCTCAGAAGTGACATTCCGGTCGCCCAGTAGGCATTCGACCCGAAACGGAATTGCGGACGGATTGAAGCTTTCCACCAGAAGACGGAATCAGATACTTTATTGCTCCGGCTTGTCTGGTCGAGGACGATGCACTCAAAATTCTCAGAGCATGCATCGTAAACGCTCGCGAAGTCTTTATACGCGTCAAAGATTCCGAAGAATTGCTTGTAGAGACGTTCTCGATTTGACTTGATCGGATCTCGAAAGCAAATCACGTAGTCAAAATTTGCGCGCGCATAGGGCGGTATATCGAGTGCGTATTGCGTACTGATTACAGTGAATAATTTGTAATGACGTCCGTTAAGCATAAGGTTTCTAAATGCAACATCCTTAAGAAAGGCTTTATCGTAGAGACAGTCGTCCAATACGAGAAGCGTAGGGGACACGCTGTTCTTCCTTATTGCGTCTTTTTGTCTTTGGAAAACGCGTTCCAGAATCTCAGTTCTGTATTCGGAGTGTACGAAGATTGGCGGCACGTATTTAGAATAGTGGCCGTTTGATTCCTCGGTTCCCGAGATGACCATGGCCGCGGGAATCCGATCACGCTTGCTATACAGAATGTCTGATATGGCCGTAGACTTGCCTGAGCCACGCTTCCCGATCACGAGTATGGTCTTGTCGTCACCAATCAATCTGGGGTTCCATTTCTTCAGCCGGATCGTAGACATATGTCTTTAATATTTTAATTTTTTTTAAATGTCGAGAAAAAATCGCATTAATTAATCAAAGTAGCGTCTAATGCCTCTCCTTCTTAAAGCCCGGGCCTCTTGCTCCGTGGCGAATTTCGAAATAAGTTCTTTTCCTCTATAAACTCGCCAGTCCTCGGGACCCTCGGGGCCCTCCACGACCACGAGAGCGTTCCGCTTGCGCCTGGGCGGGTTCTCGTAGTGCCCC